GGGGCGTTAACCCCACCAGATTAATTACGCAATTTGAACGTACTCAATGATGAACGTGAACGATCCTGCTGTTGTGGCATCAACTGTATTAGTGATGTTGCAGAAAATAGTTCTTGCGGTGTCTGTATATTGAACGGAAGCTGGGGCTGTTGTGCCATCCTGCGTCTGAAGAACTAATGCAGTCAGCGTTACGTTGTGTACAACAACGGTTGTACCGCCATCTAGTATTTCGTCTGCCTGAGTCGCAACAATTTGTGCGCCAGAAGTAGATGTACCAACTTCGTAACCAATATCACCTTCTCCGATAACCGGAGCAACGTCACAAAAAATCTTAATGTCAGTGATGATTGTGTTCGCTGGTTGTGTAAACTCACCGATAGTCGGGCTATCACCCGCTGTTGTGTTTACTGTAACGCCAGTGGCAAAGCCAACGTGCTTTACATACTTGTTAGTAACAATACCTGTCGAAGCTGTGCTTGCTACAGTGGTAACTGTGCCTGTGGTAGCATCTGTAGAAATTACTTGAAAGCCGTTTTGCGAACGCACTGGTCCGCTAAATGTAGAATTACCCATGAGAATCTCCTGTCAGGGTTAAGTCAGTCGCCCAATGCAACTGTCAGGGATACTAAGACAATACATTATGTTTATACAAAAAGAAAGAGGCGATCCGAAGACCGCCTCTAACTTAAATAGATTCAAATGTAGGGTGGCTACATAATAAACCTAAATAACTTATGCGCCTGGAGAACCAAACACACACCGTGGGTCGCTAAAGCCAAAGCTATAACGCTCACGAGCCTTAAAGCGCATGTTACCTGTGTCGAAATCAGCTTCCATGTTAGTGGAAAGCGGGGTCCGCTCAAAGTGAACAAAGCCGCGAGGCGCGTCTGTTTTGATAAAGAACGCATCTGGATCAGTAAGGAAGTCATTGACGGCATAGCCTTCAGGTAACATTCCCATTGAACGCATCGCGTTAGTATCGTTATCCGATGTGCCAGGGCGAAGGTTGGAAACCATCAAACGCTCTGCAACGAATTGTAGTTGACGAGGAATCATCAACTTCATGCCACGAAGGGCAACCTTCAAACCACGTTCGTCAACATAGCCCGCGATGTTGATCAAAGCATCTTCAAGAGATGTTTCGTTCAGATCGGCACCAGTTGATGGTTCGTTAGCAAAAGTCCCACCGTTTGTTAGCGGGTGGTCAGTGGCGCATAGAGCAACACCGTCACCGCCAGCAGAAGCACCCGCAGTGAACGCATTGTTCAATACAGCGGCAGCTTTAACCTGCTTGGAGTGGGCCATTGAGCGAGCGAGAGCGCGTGTGTAACGACTGCCGAGGCGGTCATACAAGTTGTCCTCGATTGCTTCCTCAGTGATTGAGAACGCAAGCGCAACGGTTTCGTGGTTGTAACGAGCTGTGTAGGCTTCGTTAGCATCGTCAAAATTAATCGCGGAACCTTCTGACTTAGTAGGTGCTGCGCCAAATCCAGACAACATAACCTCTTCCTCAAACGCGCGGTCTGAAGATTCAGTTGTGTAAATCTCTGAATGTTGGTTTTCGTAACGATCATACTCCATTCCAAACAATGCGTTTAGGCCGGGTTCTAGCTCTTTCGCTAGTTGTGCGCGAGAAATAGCCATAGTCTATACCCTCCTTATACGCCGGTCGTAGAAACAGTTCCAGCAGCAATGGAGCCGGTAGGCGCATTGAAGTGGTTGTTTATACGAACGATTAGTGGAATACCAGCAGCGGTGAAGTCAGCATTATCGGGGTCATCTTGGACACCCATAATACGCAACGCCAACGTGTTGGTTGTAGCGATAGTATTCAGATCTGCTGTTGCAGACGAAATACCAGTTGTTGTCGAACCAGAGTTGCCTGTTGCAAGCGCAATGTTTGCGAACACAGCCGCACGAATCTCCGCTTCAGTGTTTGCCGCAGCAACTACGTTAGATGTAGCAACTGTGAACAACTGATTTGGGTCGTCGTACAGAAAGGCTTTGACAGGATAATTAGAATCCGCGCCAGAACCGGGCCATTGGTTAGAGTAGATAGTTTCACCAGTAGTAGATGAGACATACTCACAACCGCCAAAGACACCCACGATAGAAACGTTACCACCAGCCGCAGCTTGTAGATCGTCAATAACGCCCGCAGCAAGCGGAATAACCGGCATGCCTTGGAAGATAGGGTTACTGTTGTCGGATGCAATGCGATACTCAGTCATACCGGTAGAATTGGTCGCTTGACCAATTTTTCCAATGGGACGTAGCCCAAAGGATCCGTTAGAATTTGCCATAATAGCACCTCAAAAGTTAATTACTCAGAGCCTCTTTTTGAGCCTCCAAAGGATACACGACTTTGCCGACTATTAGTAATCGGCATCGAAGGATGTTGGTCCTTCATTAGGTCCTGATCAACTGCTACCATCTGTTCGCGGGTCCGGGTCCCGTAATACGCGGATCGTTCTTGGGCGGTTTCTACAGGTATGCGGCACAGCATCAACCCACCTTGTCCGATGACGCCCTCAAATCGACCTTCGTCAATTGTGGGGGCTTCGTAGTCTGGATACTCGTCCTTACGAACAGGTTCCCATCCTTCGCGCAGTTTGGTGTTGACGTTCATCTTATCGTCTTCACCGCGCATTGCGGTACGAATCCAACGATGCACATAACCCGCAGGGGCTTCTGGTGCAGCAAGGCGGCTGGGCGGAGCCCATGGTTTACGGCGCGTTTCTGTTTCGCGAGTTGCGCTTTCGCGCGGTTTTCTATCAGTCATTGTATCAATCCTTCACATATTTTGCATATACATCAAGCGGTACGTTTAGACGTTTTGCCATCGCAATTTGTGATGGTGATAACTTCACCGACCTGCGCCCTGTTTTTGCTGTACTGCGGGTAGCTGAAGCGCCAGCAGGTGCGACCTGTGCTCCGCCCGATTTCTTCGCGGCCTGGAATTTGTGTGGAAATTCCACGCGCATGCGTTTGTCAACCTCAGTATAGTAGTCATTTGCTGTCGGGTCAATTCCTTCTTCTTCAACTAATTTGCGATGAATACCAAACGCAGCATAAGTCATAACCTCGTCACTACCAAACCATTCGTTTTTTTCCGCCCAAGCCTCGGCTTTAGGGTCCGGTTTAGGGGCGGGATTTTGTTGCGGCGCTGCTTGTTGCGGCACGGGCTGGCCTTGTGCTTGTCCCTGCTCGACCTCAACTTGTTCTGAACGCTGCTTTGCTATGCGTAATCTTTCTTGCTCAATAGACATTCTTGACATAGCCTCTTGGGCTTCCATCATCTTGTCTGCGTCGCCAGCTTCATACGCTTCTTTGTACAACCGTTTTGCATTTGTAGTTTCACTGTCTAAGCGTGTACCATATTCACTTAGATAGCCTTTGTCTAAATTCTGCATCCGGCTTTTGAGTTGTTGGTTTTCGCCTAAGAGTTGTTGCGCCATCCGAACAGCTTCCTCACGGTCACGTTCTTCCTTGCGGTACTTCTCCGTTAGCTTTTTAATCCTGTTTTGAACTTTGCTACTGTAAGTCTCTAGTTCATCTTCAGTTGTTTCAGGCTCTGCACTTGCAGACTCAACTTCTTCTGCGGCATCTTCCTTTACAACAACCTCTTGTTCAACAGGCTCTTCTTCCTTAACCTCGATTTCAACCTCGACGCCCTCATCTTCAAGGACCTCTTGTTCTAATTTTTCTTCAGCCATCTGTTTCTCCTAAACCTGTTTGATGTCGTCAGGTTCAAGAATAGTGGCGATAACTTCATCATCGTTAATGATGCGAACCTCCCCGCCGTCAATTCTAAAACGTGATCCCGAATATCGACCAATACACACCCACTGACCCTCCGCGCACCAAGGTGCCGCGTCTTGTCCAAACTTGTCTGGGTCCTTATAAGCCAAAGGTCCGAGCTTTAGAACGTAGGCCACAACAGTAGCTACAGCCTCACGAGCACGAATTTCATCTGGGATATGTAAACCACCCTGCGTCTTGGTTGCACCTTGATAAGGCATCACCAATAAACGCCAGCCAGTAGGCTGCGGTAGTCGTTCCAAAAGGGGTTTCTCTAATAGAGAAGGGTCTAACACCTTCTCAGTGGCGTCAACATACGCGCTATGTACATCGGACGAGTCAGCCGGAGCCTTCTCTTTGTCCTTGTTCATTTTCTGCGCGACGTGTTCAGGAAGATATAAGGTCTTCGACATCGTCAGCGTTTCTCTCCAGCAGGGCTTTTATTTCCTCACGGGCGTAGGTAAGGCCCCGTATCTCACCTACCATGAGTTTGTAATGCTCCCAATCTTTGGCAGCATCATGTGCGAGAGAACTTGCAATATCTTGTTCGCGCTCTCGTAGTAGCTTATACATGTATGTCGAGAAGTCTACAAGGTCCATTAAAGATTATCTCCTTCAGGTTCTTCTTCACCAGAATTATCGTTGTACAAGTTATCAAACACTTGGTTCACATCCAGGGTGTAATCTAAATCAGACTTTGAGTAATGAATGTGTTGAGACGGCCTAAAGTCTGGCGCACCTTCTCCGGTGTTAAACCAAGCTGGGTGTGTAACTCGTACCCTATTGTTAGGCAAAGCAACAATGTTACCGGTGTATGGACCAGCATCGAGCAGTTCTAAAACGTGACTCTGTTTATGTTGTGCAGGGTCATCCGCTATCTCGCTGTCGGTATAATCCACGGTAAACATATATTTAGCGGGGTAGAACTCACTTCCTACCTTTGCAAGCCAGGGGCACGGTGTGGCTCTATCCATCTGGTACACAGCATGTGTGCGAGACGAACAGTCCCAAGGCTGTGCTGCATGAACAGGCATAGCTTCAGGCCACTCTTCAAAAGGAGTGTCCGCTACTAGGGCTGTGATGGGCATTCTTGCCCACATTGCTCCGCCGTGGACATTGGGTGTTCCCTCGATGTCCGCTTCGCAGCCAGTAAAAATCACCTGAAAACTCAGGCATCTGTTCGGCATGGTGGTGACGCCAATCGCCATCGCATGTAAAAACTCTCCGTGGTACGCAGTGTGGTTATGTGTGTACTCACGCCGCACCCAGCACTTAAAGTGCGGGATGTTACTTTGTAAAAATGCCATTAATAAGTTACGATAGGTTTTCCTGAAGAACGGGCCGCACCGAAACCTGCACCACCCATTGCTTCACCTTTGGACATTACTCTGCCGCCCATAGCGTAACCTTTAGACATAACCTTGCCACCCATTGCCATGCCTTTGGACTTTACTTTACCGCCCATTGCCATGCCTTTAGCTTTAACTTTACCACCCATAGCGTAACCTTTGGACATAACCTTGCCGCCCATAGCCATGCCTTTAGCTTTAACTTTACCGCCCATAGCCATTCCTTTCACTTGGACTCTGCCGCCGTTCTTCATCATTTTGAAGTCCGCACCAGATATTTCACCGTCGTTGTTTTTGTCAAGTACGCTTTGATTTCCAACAAGACCACCTTTGTTAAAGTCTTGCTCGGGCATACGTTCCTTACCATCCTCGTCAAAGTACGCAGTCCCAGGGGCACGACCATAATTCATAGCCTCAATGACCGCTTTATCAATATCAGACATTTTTTTCTTTTTGCGTAATTTTGGGCGTAGTGACTTCTCAGGTGCTGCCATAGTCTTTCTCCTAAACCATTAGTTCAAAATGTGGGCCGTCGATAAAAGGTCTACGGCCTTGGGTTCTTCTAGTATCAATGTACTCATTCATGGCATCTTCCATAGTACCTTCAAACTGAGCTATATTTGATATGTGCCATGCTGCGCCCCAGCGCAAAGGAACATCTATTTCCCTAGCAGCTTCAGCCATTGCGTCTGCTAAATCATCGTAAAGGTTTAATTCCCAGGAACCGCGACTGCCAATGTAAGCCATGAGGTCAACGGCATATCCTTGAAGGTGCTTAGATTTCATCGTCTGGCTTGCGCCTTTAGCAACAAGTTCTTTCTGCTCATCAAGAGTTCTCATTCCACAGATCACACCAAAGTCTATCTTTGATTTGTGAATAGCTGATTTAACAACCGCAATAAGACGTGGGTCTAAACCCTCTAATCTGGACTCGCTTCGTGAGCTTAGTTTAAATGTCATTTTGTTTTCCCCTTGTGGTACAAAACTCCAGTTATCTTATATTTGATCCTGTAGTATAGATTTATTAATATGGTCATATCTTAACCTCCAAACAGGCTACAGCAATTCCGTTGTGTGTTACCATAATCTCTGCACGTTTTCTATTCTTTTCGCAATCCGCAGCGTTGGTGTACACAGCTAATTGAAAATGTTCTACAGGTTGCCCCGAGATTAGCTGCATCCATACCAGTACCCACATCAACTAGAAAACTTCTTTTTCAGCCACAGTACAATAGCAAACACCACAAGTCCGTAAACTGTAGCCACGGTGACATCAATCAAATGCTCACGCATATGATATATAAATTCAATGCCAGCTTCAACATCACTGCCGCCGCCCGTGCCAATGTTAATTGTTTTGGTCCCTATTGAGCCTACTGTTTGGCTCATCTCGATATCGTTTTCCATGAGAAGTTATTTTTTTTTCTTGCGGGTCTTAGGTTTGTTTTTAGAACCCTTGGGGCGTCCGCGTTTAGTTGAGGACTTCTTGTCCTCGGAGTCTCCCATCAAAAGATTCCACCAATAAGAGATCGATAACCATTTCATTTTGTCAATCCTTTTGCCTTTTCTACGGTTCTTAACCCACCAATTCCGAGCATGCCTCCCAAGACTGTAAGAAGTGTACCCATATCAAACTCAGGTAAATCAGGTAGATCTACCCCAGAGGCTGTTAAAACAAAAACTAGCAGGGGTTGAAGCACGAAGTGGTATCCAAACGCGATGGCGCAAATCCACCCCACCGCAGGGCGCCAACCTCCCTTGAACAAGCTGCCAGACGCCGCTTCAGCCTTGTTAATCTCTAACTGAGAAAGCAAAGCTTGCTGGGCATGGGTGTCGCTCATGGTCGCTATCTCATGGGCCAATTGAGCCTTTTGATCTTTGTCCTCGATAACTTTGTCTAAAATACCCGTGACAGGGCCAATCAAACTTGAAA